TTATAGTATTTACATTTATGCTATTCTTTTCCGCTTCTGTCTTCTCCGCTTGCTCTTCCATTTGCTTATCTTCTTGCAATACTGGTACATGGTCGTAAGAAGCCTCTAAGTAAAGACCTTGTTTAAATAGTCCAAGCGCGTTATTCAAAGTGTTAATAAAGTCATCTGCTTGAGGTTGTATAGTATTTTGATATGTTGCCTTTAATCCGTTGTTTTTATTCTCAAATGTCGCCCCCTTCGTGCTTGGGAATAAATCCCTATCAGCACCGTAAGCTGCGCAAATGCTTTGAAAGTCGCTCTCTATACACTCCAACAGCATGAGGTCCTTCATTGGAAAACTCATCGGCTGCCATTTCAAAGAACTATTAGTTATAATCTTTCTTTTTTGCCCGTCAAATATTCCGTAGGTACGCTGCATTTCTTTTTCGATACGCTCACGCTCTTCTTTACCTAATGGTATCGCGCCACCATCGGAATTAGTTTCATTGCTCAATATACCTTCTGCGCCTCGCTCAACTATCAATACATTCTCACTTTTTAACGCCCCAACGATATTTGATAAAGGCAACTGCAAAGCATCAACCTTACTAATTGAAGTAATCAAATTACCTCCTACGCCTTCATTCTTGTATATCATATCGCTTGGCGCAACATTAATATACGTCGATTGGTCGTACACTTTGTATGACTTAATGATGCCATCAATAGTAGTTTGACTGTATAGTTTACCCGTTGGCACTACCTCAACATCGCTAGGTAGTAAGTTCCACATTAGCGAAGGTAAAGCGCTAGGCAAGCCTTTTATTTGATAGATGAAAGCATTTCCGAACACTGACTTAAAAACGTAGTACTCATATAAGAACTCTTCAAGTGAGCGTAAAGGGTTTGGTCTTTTTAATAGGTCTAGTACTGGATGGCTCTCAATCTCTTCACCCGTCTTTTTATCGTACAAATTAATCTCCATATTCTTGAACATATCGGCAAGTTGGTTAACTACCGATTGAAAGTGAGGAATAGTATTGTATACCTGTAATTTGTTCTGTGTATCAATTAGAATGGGGTTCTTACGGTCGTATATCGATTGAGTGAACATAACTATTAAACTAATTGCCAAAATTTATTCTAATACGTGAGGTATAAACACTTGAATGAACTTAGCCAAACCAGCCATTGCATCGGGCGCGTCGTCGTGTTTGCTAGTTCCATCCTTTTTGTACTCAAACATTTGCCTCATCATTTCTTTGTACTCATGGCTTTGTTGAGAAGGATGTAAGAATAGTAATTTGTTTTTTATTATAGAGTATGACAGCTTTATTCTAGTGTGTTTATTCTGCGTGTTCTTAACCATTAATACCTTATCTTCTTGTACCGTTTGCCTCAATAGCCGTATAAATCCACCTCCTTGATTATTGCCCTCTACTCTAACATAGTCAACATTTAAAGCATTAACCATTGTTGATACTTGCGGCAGCGTGATGTCTATATTATCTTGACTAAATATAACATCTTCAATGTATATCTTTTTATCCCATATCTTAGCAAATACAGCACATAAATAATCATCACCTTCATCGGCAATATCGATGTATCCCAAAACCGCATCGCTTTTTGTTTTGGGCATATCTTCTTTTTTGAAGTATGTAAACTTCTCTTCTTCAAATAAAGCACCTTCAACCTTTCCTCTCCATTTACCTAGTACAGAATGGCAATACTCGGCATAGTCTTCTTCTTTGAGTTCTTCTACTTCTTTTAAGAATGTTTCCGAAAGATTGTGAATATTGTCTAAGTAGGTCGAATGAATGTGGCAAACTTCAGGGTGTGTAGTAGTTTCTATTTTCTCACCTTCTATTTCGATATAAGCTAAGTGTTTAGCGAAGAACTTTTTATAAATCCAATGATTGTAACTTGTTGGGTTGAGTATTAGAATAACTCTGTTCTGCGCTTTCTGCGTTCTAATAGATAGGTTTATCTTATTAAATATCTTTTCATCTACCAACTCCTCAGCTTCATCTAGTACCCACGTTGTTATATCAGCTATCGATTTAAGGTTTGCCGTTTGATTTCCGCTACTCGTTTTGATGCCTCTAAACCATATTTCACTCCCCGTCCTAGTGTTTACTATTTCTGATTTGCCTACACTAAAATCATTCTCCCTACCCATTAATTCAATCTTATCCTTGAACTCAGGTATAATTGAAATGTCGGCACTCGTCATTGTGTACCTAGTGAATAATATTCTATGGTCTGCTTCATCGGTTAATAGATTCATTGCCGATGTTATGTGGAAAGACTTTCCGCTACCTCTACCTCCTGTTATTATGATGTACCGCTTATCAGTAGTAAATAGCTTTTTGTATTTAGGATTCAGAACTATCATCGTCTGCCCATTTCATAAATGGTTTGCTTTCATTCGTTATAGAACCTTTCACGTTTACCTCTGTCATCTTAGGCAAGAAGTAAGGAAACAACTGAGCCAATAGTTTTAGATAGGTTGCCTTATCTTCTTTTCGCACCTCTGAAAGTGAGTCTTTCACATGGTCAACTTCGCCCTCCATTATATCCATAAACCTAGCCCTAGCATCTTGAGTTATTTTATTCTCAACACCTTTTTCTCTTCCACCCTTTTTTGTATGTCCTTTCTCGAACTTAGCCATATCACTACTTTTCACTATTATAGTGGACTTATCAATATTACCCCACACTTATAACAAAAGAACTCAGCGTGGTCTATAATAGACTCGCACACTACACACTTTATTATTGTTAATTCGCTCACTTCTTTTTTTTTACTTTTCGTTTCTTTGCTTCCTTAATAGCCTCTTTAACTATTGTTGCGTAATATTCCGCTTCCTTACTTTTCATATTTAACCAATAAATAATGTAATGATATGAGCGTGTATGTTGCCGTCATTACCTTCCAATTAGTAAGATACGATAAAGATATTAACGTACCTATCAAGGCTGTGAATAACACCGTTTGCACTACTGCTTTTAATTTTCTGTTCATCCTATTTGTTTTAAGACCTCAATAAAGTAGGGTCGTTTATATCTTTCTCTTTTTGCTTGTATCAATTTCAACTTATTAATCGGGCAATCTAGCAACCACCATTTGCCCCGACCATAAAATCTTTGCTTCAACACGTGCATTAAATCGCATTCCTTCGGGAGGTTATAAATATAGAACTTATCCCTGATGTACTCGTAATATTCATTCACCTTCTCTCTCGTCATATCTTCAACGCAATCTTTCAGCATCTTATCAATTAACACCCTTTTCTCTGCATCGAAATTTCCGCTCATTCGTTTGTTTGTTTTTACGAATTTATGAAAATTTCTTCATTCGGCAATGGTATAATAATATTAAACCATTCAAGCGCAAATTGTCTGCACTGCTCATGGTATTGTTCCTGTTCAAACTTAGTGTTTTTCGTTGTGCTTTTAGGCGCTGTAATAACTTCTCCTGTACTTTCATTTGTCAACTCTATAAAGTTAAACTTTAATTTCATTATCTCGTGAACCTCATCAATAGTAAATACCTCTCCGCACGTTTCAAAGAATCCTTGTTTGATTAAAGGATAAACACACCCCCACAAATAAGCATTTTGTTCATTACTGCGCTTTCTTCTTTTTCGCTCTATGGTTATTGTAATCTCTTTTCCTTCGAATTGTTCAAAGGCTTTTGATATGCTGCCTTTATTCGTGGCGCATTTACCGTTAACTACTTTGCTATTTACTATCGCTTTCAATTTATTCCTTTTCCGTAATGATTGTAATTTTTTCTTGCACTAGTAAAAGCATCATAATACTCATACTTCAATTCATCTCCAAAACACATATCAATATCTACATCTCCAACATTTGTATCTTCCCCATAATACAAACACACTAGAGTATATGATGTGCTTGTACCCATTTTTTTTATTATAATGGTAGCTTCTCCACCTGCTTCTTTTAGTTCTATCATTGCTTCTTGCATAGATTTATACTTGATGCCAAAACAAACATCATTATCTATTATTGTTTCGCTTCTTACAAAATACAGTTCCATATATTTTTATTTGTTTGTTTGTTTATTAATTCAATTTACTTTGTACCTCAACTTCTAATATCTCTTTCACGTCCTCAATGTATTCTTTGAGTTGCCCCGTAGCTTCACCGCTTTTAAGAATATCCAACAAGTCTTTAGCAGGAACTTTACCAAGTTCTAATCCTTCGTATTTGCCAAAAGGCATCAAATCGTAATCATCCATATCAAAAAAGTATTATTCCTATTATTTTGCAAATCTATCTTTTCTATTATTTGCTTGTTCTTTTTTTGTTGACCACTTGCAATTAAGTGGCTCATAATTTCCGTT